CTTTCGTCAAAAATCAGCAAAACGCCGTCGTAGTTGTGCAGGCCGGCGTAGCCGTCCGGGTTTTCTTCAGACCACAACCTCCCCTCTACAGCCCAGTACCGCGTACCTTTTTTAAGGTCGCGCTCAACAAGCTCGGAGATCCACTTTGCCGGCACAATTCTTGTGGCACTCACTTCGTACCAGTGCGAATTAATGGCCATGGCCGACCATTTAATTATTTCGGCCCACGTAACGCTGCGCAACTGCGCTTCGCTGTTTGCCGAAATAATTGTTGACGACCCTATGCGGGTTGACATAAACCACATTGTTATCCACGCAACCAGCGCAGACTTGCCGATGCCGCGCCCAGACGCAATTGCCATGCGCAGCATTTGCGGGTCAAGCCTGCCACTGTTTGCTTTGATGTGGTCCGCAATCTTGCGAAGCACTTCCCTCTGCCACTTTCGCGGGCCGCGAAAATTTTCTAGAGGCGTGTGTTTTTCTCCCCAAGGAAAAACCAGCATTACAAATGCCTCGGGGTTGTCTTTAATTGCCGGCGACCACAGCTTTTGCATTAAAAGCTGCTCATCTTGCGGCGAATATTTAATAGTTTGCATCAAACCGGCCTGTAAGCGTAATACCGTTGCTCAGCAGATTTGCGCGCGGCTGCGGCTTGCTCTGCGGTGTCAAACACACCAAGATGGCGCTGTTTCTTGTCAATATTAATTGACGCAACCCATTTGCGGGCGCAACTGTGGTAATAAACGCCAGTTACGCCAGAACGGTTTGTGCTGCGTATTGGTTGGTTTTGGCAATTTTCCGACCTGGTTGCCGGCCGCAGGTTTGCCAACCTGTTGTCGTCCCGCACGCGGTTGATGTGGTCCAAGTCTGCCGCTGGCCACCAGCTGTGCACGTAAAACCATGCAAGCCTGTGTTCGGCGTACGCAACGCCATCAATTCGTACGTTTCTGTACCCCAAGCGGTGTCGCCAGCCGGCGCGACGGCCGTTGTGCCGCCAAGCTATTACGCCAGTCTCGGCGTCATACGACACCAAGCTCATCAGCCGCTCTTGGGTTAGACTTGCCGTAGCCATCACTGACCTCCTTCACAGGTTGGTGGGTTAGAGCCTCGGCACCGTTGGCGCGGTGTCGGGGCTCGACTATTTTAGCGTCTTCCACTGCCGACAGCACTCGTTTTTCCGCCTGCTCCAGCGCGGCAGTAATGCTGATTGATTGAGTGACGTCCACTTGAATTCGTTGGGCAGCCTGCCAATCGTGCCTGTGCCTCAGAAACTCCAGCGCCGCCTTCGAATCCCCGTTCGCGGCCGCCTCGTACAGCGTGCGCGACATCGTCATCTCACTATCAGCACGGCCTTTCATCTCCGCCAACTCCGCAATCGGGTCCATCAGCTTCAGCCGAGCCAACTCCACCGGCAACATACCCGCAGCCAGCGCCAGCGCATCGCCACGCAATCCCAGCTTCGCATTCTCGTAAATGCGCTCCAGGGCGTCAGGCGTGGCCTTTAGCTCTCTGGCGGTGACGGGTAGGTCGCGGAACATGGCGGCATGATAGCCGAAGTGTGTGCAAAAAAAAATGGCTGTGGGGGGTCCGTACCATTTCACTCCGAGCCAAGGCCCTAGCCGGGGCATCAATCCTGCGCACACCCATCATCCACCCCCCGATGATCAGCACGCTGACTATCCTCGAGCTGATGGTCAGCACGCACTTGGTCAGCACACTGACGATCAGCGCACTCACTGTTAGCACGCGCACCATGCTGCAGCGCAGCACCGAGCCGGCTGCGCACGTTAGTTCTCACTAACATTGTTGAACCAGGGGGAATAGGGGACGCGGCGGCGCCGGGCATGGTCTGCCCCCCAGCGTGTCCCCTCGCTTCAGGGGGCGTGTCCCCTCAATTTAGACGCCTTCTCCCTATGATGTCCCTTATTGCCCCTTGCTTTTGCCCCTATCCTTTTAAGTCCTCTATGTATTATGTCAAATGGCACTTTCGTTTAAACATTGACTTCCCAGGGGGAATAGGGGACATCAGAGGGGAACCGTGCGTTTTCAGAGGGGACAGACTCGGTCCAATGAGGGGACGCAGAGGGGGACGTGCTGGCTAGGATCGGGTTAGGGTAAGTCCCAGTGTTCCCTGACTGCTGCTGTAAGTTTCGCGTCAGGAAATCCGCCGATGATACGTGTGTCGCGCCGATGGGCGGTGCCGATAACCTGGAGAGTGACGATGACGACGACGAAGACCCCGCAGGAGCTGGCCGACGATGTGGCGATTGCTGCCGGCGAGACGTGCCCCGATTGCGGCTGCAGGGAAACCGAGAGCAACGGGCACGGTGAGTATCGCTGCTGCGAATGTGATCACCGCTGGGGCATTGACTTTGGCATGCGGTACGGATATTGACCCCGAGTTATAACCCCGCGAGCCGGGGTTATGGCGCGTGGTTTGCGCGATAACGATAGGAGTAGATGAGATGAAACCATACGCCCAGTACAAGACCGATGGCGCACTGTGGCGCGCCGGCCGCTCGATTGTCGGCCTCTGCGCCGCATGGAACCACGCTACAAACCCTGCGCTGCTGATGACCGATGCAGACCACGATCGATCCCGAATTTACGCTCGCGCGATCATGGCGCGCATGCGTAGGCTCGGGTTTGCCTATGGCCGCGACTACCGCGAACTGTCGAACGGCATGCTGTGGCCGATGGCGCGCTGACGTAAGCCCCGCGTCAGCCTATCCCCCGACACTACCCACGCCCCGCACCGGGGCACACTGGAGAACCCCGTGGAAGATATCCCCCTGACCCTCGCTTGCGTGGCGTTCGCCGTCGCATTCGGCCTCGCCCTGGGCGCCCTGGTGGCGCTCGGGCTCTGACACTGACGAGAGGAAAGACCATGATGACCCGAAACGAAGCAATCCGCCACTTCGGCGCCCGTAGCCGTTCCGCACTGACGGCTGCGCAACATTTGGCGGCGGCGCCTGCAGCCGTGCGCATCGGCCTGCACCCGGAGGATTTGCAATGGATTGCCCGCAATCCAGACATCCCCGCCGTGGAGGCTGCGCGGCGCCTGGCCGTGCGCAGCAGGTTCGATCCCCAATCGGTTTGACGCATCCACCGAGCCCCGCGCGCGGGGTTCTGGGATGCGCCACGGTGGCGCAGATAAAGAGGAAGACGATGAACCGTATTACTGTTGTCCAGCTGCAAGCCGTAATCGACCGCCTGAACCGCGAAACCGGTTCGCCAGCCGAGCCTTACGTCCGCGACGCTGACGGCAAAAACCGCGCGCAAATCGGAAACTATCACCTGAGCCGAGCCTATGGCGGTTTCGCTCTGCATCGCATGGTGACTGACGGCGGCGGCGTGTCGTCGCCCTTGCACACCGGTCACATCCCGGCGCGCGATTTGCTGAATCGCATGCATGCCTATCTGGCGGGTATCGATGCAGCCCGCCGCGCCTGACACCCCCACAGAGCCCCTACGCGGGCCTGTGTGGCCCTTTCCGCCCCAGCTGCTGGACTACCCCAGCCTGCCGCCTGGCGCGCGCCCTGTGCGCCCGCCTGCGGCGCCCCTGCCGGACGAACCGGCGTTGTTTTGAGGAGAGACGACGATGCCCCTCGTGCTACGTAACTGCACCCCGCCCCCCGAAGCGCTAGCCCGGGGTCTTGATGCTGCTCACGCAGTCCTGTCGGCTGCCGGCATCACTCCGCACGCCGCCTGGCTGCAGTCCGGCTATCACGTGGCCTGGACAGATGCCCTGGCCATGCAGGCATGGTATCGGGCCGAGGATGCCGCAGTACGGGCCATATTCGGCTCCTGGCGCGGCGCGCCGCTGGCGGTGGCGATGGAGTGGGAGGCAGACCCCCCGGGCGCGGAGGGCAAGCGATGATCTGGGCCGCCCTAGCCTTCCTGCTGGCGCTTGCGCTGGCCCTGCTGCTCGACCTATAATCGGGCGCCCGCTCGCGGCGGGCTTTCGCTGTTGTCTCCTCCTGCCGGGCACCTTGCCGGCTTCCTCCCCGGGTCGAGTGTCACGCTCCCCGGGGATTTTTTTAGTCTGGCTTAGCCCGCCTTGAACGGGTAGACCTTCGCATGCGGCATCAGGGTTTCCAGCATGCGGCGGATTTCGCTGCGGTTGCTCTGGTAGCGTTCCAAAGTGTCGGGCGAGCAAAGAATGTGCTTCTTAACCGGATGCTCCGGGCATCGGACCTTCCCCAGATCCAGCCACCCGGCATGCCCTGCCGCGACATACAGACTCTGGATGTTGATCTTGTGATCCTGCATCCCTTGCTGCAGATCGTCTACCACCGGCTGCCACGGTCCCATGATCGCACCGGGCCGGAACACGCCGACCCTGTTGCGCATCGCCTCAGCCAACAGAGCTTCACCTGCCGACAGGCCGCCTTCCATCATCACTGTTTTGGCGTCCGTCACTGGCGGCCGATCCCCCGGCGAGAAATTCGATACGTCCCGCTGCCGCAGCCAGTAAGCCACGCGGTCCAGACCGCCGGCCTGATACCACTGCCAAAGGGCTTTGGCCTCCTGCTGGGGCAATATGCCGGCTTCTGACCACAGGACCATCCATCTGCGGTCATCTGCCGATAACGACAGGGATACTCGCTCGTTGCTGAAACCCAGCACTGACAGTCTGTTGACTGCCGGGTAGGGATGCCGGCCCTTTTCGTTGACGCTGAATGTCTCGGGCGGCGCGGCCAGCAAGGGCTTGAGTTTGTTTTCCAGCGCCCGCCTGTCCTGCAATTGCGGCTCGCGCAGTTCATTCAGAACCAAAACCTCGGATAGAACGTAGTAATTGAATGCCGACTGTATTTCCTCAGTCGTTACCGTTTTGACATTCTGGCCTGTCGCGCCGCCGATAGCGTGCAGGAATGGCATCCAAAGCGTGTCTTTGCCGGATCCTTGCCGGCCACCGTGCAGGATGCCGTGGTTGATTTTCACGCCCGGGTTTTGCGCCTTGAAAGCCATCCAATCCAAGCAATGCTGGCGCTCCGCAGCATCGGGGATCATGCGCTCTGCGTGCTCCAGCCACGGACCGATGTCACCGGCTATCCCTGCCGGCCTGCCGTCGCGCCAGACGTTGCCGTAAACCTCGCCGTCGTGACCCACGAATAAGCTGTTCCCAGGCGCGTAGATCATGCCGGCCAGCGTGCGCGCGCCCATGGCGATGCGGTTCTCGTCGAAGCTGGTGCTGGCGCTGACTCTACTATGCAGGCCGCTTGCGTTAACGTGGATAGAGTGCATTTTGTGATGCCGAAACGCCGCGTCGAATGACTTGCGCTCCACCAATTTCCTGCGATGCAGGTCGAAGAAATCCGCGCTACTGAGCAGAAACGCAAACCGCTTGTACCAATCCGGCGGCTCAAGCGTCCCGATCTCGTCGCTATCTGGCGGCGTCGGGTCCGCTGCAGGCTGCGGCTCGGGCTTCGCTGCAGGCTCAGGCGCCGGCGCCTGCAGCCATAGCGACACTCTGTGAGCGATCCAGGCCCGAGCGTCGGACCACCGGGTCCACCCGCTATCGGCGCAGTCCCATGCGTCGGGCTGGCCTGTGGGGTCGATGACCTTGACCTCGGCCGCCAGCGACTGCAGGATGGCCGCCAGGCGCTGCATAGCCTCGATGCCGGCAGTGTCAGCGTCAGGCCACAGGAGGATTTTCCGGCCCCGGAGGGTCTGCCAGTTCGCTCTGCTGAGAGCCTGCGCGCCACCGGGCCAGGTCACGGCGACGTAAGGCGAGCCCGCCAGGGCTGCGGCAGCGTCTGCGGCTTTCTCGCCCTCGACCACCAGCACCGGATCCTCGAGGCGGGCCTCCAGTTCCTGCAGCCTGTAAAGCGGGCGCGGGACCGGCCACTGGCCCATGCCCCAGCCGTCACTGCTGAATGTCCAGGGCACGATCTGCTTGCGCTGGCCCTCGGGGTCGTATCTGGCGACGTACCCGAGCACGTCGCCGTCGCCGTTGAAGTACGTCCAGCGGGCCGATGGGTCGCCGTGGATCGGGTGGATGCAGTCGCAGTCCGCCGCCTCGCTGGGGACCGGCACGATGACCTGCCGCTGCGGTTTCGCTGGGCGCGGCTTGGCGGGCACGCTGCTGGCGGGCGCGTCGTCGCTCAGTTCGCGGTACGCCTCGCCCATGGTGATCTCATGGATCGCGGCGTACAGGCTGATGAGATCCCCACCGCGCTCGCTGGTGGCAAAGTCGGCCCAGCGGCCGCTCAGGAGGTTGACGGAGCAGGAATCGCCCTCGCCGCCGGCCAGGTCGCCGGTGACCCACTCATGGCCCCTCCTGCGACCGCCTGCGAGCCACTGGGGGACGAGGGTTTCCGCGCTGATGAGCAGGCGCTGCGCGAGCGCGCTGAAGTCGAGTTTCGTTGTCATGCATCCCCCAACAGCTTGACGGCATCGTCCACACTGCGGCAAACGCCCGCCACGCCCCCGGCCTGCCGGATTGTGGCGAGGAATTCCTCCTGTCCGGGGCGCATGCGCCCAGTGCGCGACTTGACCTCGATGGCCAGCGTCCGCCCGTCGCGCAGCACGCCCATGATGTCGCTCATGCCTTTCTGCGTGTTGGCCCGGATGTACCGCGTTGAGCCGTCCCGGTTGCGCTCCGCGAAGGTGCCGCTGTTCTGTCGCCAGCACTGCGCCACGCGCGGATGGTGCTTCAACAACTGCATGATCGCCTTGAGGATCTCGGCTTCTGACGGCTCGCGCTGTTCTGCCGGCGCCGGCTCGCGCTTGACGCGTTTCTTCGGCTCTGGCGGGATATCGATCTTCCGCACCGGCTTGCCCGCCAGCGCGGCGTACAGCGCCTCGGATTTCTGATTGGCGAGCATGATCTCGCGCAGCGTGCGGCGGCCTCTCATCGCTTCGCCTCCGCCCTGTCGATCTCGGCCTGCAGCGTCGCCACCGCTTCCTTCGCCATCTCCAGCACTGTGGCCAGCATCACCGCATCGCTCAGGCATGCGCGGATCGCCGCGTTCTCATCGCCGGGGCCGTAGTCGCCGCTATCGACCCACTCGATGTCGTGGAGAGCCTTCGCCACCAGCTTCAGATGCCGCGCAAACGCCCGACGCTCTGGCGTGTCTGCGGTAAATGTCGCCTCGTACTCGAGCTTTGAGTAGATGTAATTCATGCTGCCGCCGCTCATCGCTTCGCCTCCTGCGCGCACCGCGCCGCATACGCCCACACCGACTCCGCTTGCTCATGCGCCTTCAGCTTGTGCTGCACCAACGGCCTGATGGCCAACTTCGGCGGCGGCGGAGCACCGGCAATCACCCACACCCAAACGTGCTCATTGATGCGGCGTTTCTGCAGCCTGCCCTGCACGCGCAGCTTCCTCAGATGCTGCGCCGCAGTATCCTGCTTGCACCCGAGGTGCGCCGCCACTTGCTCACGCAGCACCGGCTGATGCGCCTGCACGAAAGCCAGAACCGCCAGTTTTTCGTCGCTGAGAATCATTCGACTGGCCTCCACGGAACCATCTTCGTGCGCAGCTGCGCCTCCGCAGCACGGATCAGAAACCGCGCCTGCGTTTCCGTCACGCCAGGCAGCGCGACCTTGAACCACAGACGGCCGATTTCGTCGTCCGTCAGGCTGACGTGCCGGCACTTGTCCAGCAGGGCGAGCGTGCCTGCTGGGGCGACTTCCCAGTCTGTGTTCATTTCTTTTCCTCCATCCAAGACCACCAAATGCGCCGCTGCACGGTTGCTGGCGCCGCCATCGCGGCCACTTGGGCGGCCTCGTCGCGGTCAAACCACGGGGTCGCAGGGCGCGACCACTTCGCGCCGTCCCACCAGCGGAGAAACTGTCCCTTACGGGCAACGCTGGCCCGATACCAGCCCACCGCAGGCGGCGGGCCGGGGTTCCATTCAATCGTCATGGTGCAACCTCCAAACGTCGAGCATATTCCCACACGCTAGCGGCCTGAGCTATTGCAATGTCCGCCGCCGTGTTGCGCGGCTCTGCCAACACCCACGACGAATGACGCCCCACGCTGCTCGGCCGGATCAGGCCGGCGCGACGCAGTGCGTCAAGGTATTGCGAGGCCGTCTCCTCACGCACATGCAGGGCGCGAGCGATGGTGCGCCTGTTGACGGGCTGCAGCCGCTCGACGGCGGCAAGCGTCTCTTGCTGGCGTGGTGTCAGGTCCATGGGCCGCGATCATAGGCCCGCACCGCCCGCCGCGTCCATATCCCGACTATTCCACGCGGGTATAAGATGCTGCTTGACGCTCCGCGACTGTCGGCTATGATGCCCTTGCGTTGCGGCGCATCCCGCAAACAAAAGGAGCGATGGCGATGAATTACTGTGCGATTCCCGGCCCCGGCGACGTGGCTACCTGGCCCACGCATTCTGCCGGCTTTGACGGCAACCACCCGTACAAGCAGGAAGCGCGTGACCACTTGCTGGCCTGCCCTGCAGACTGGCAGGAGTGGCTTGCCGAAGTGAGCCGCGCTCGCGAGGGTGCGGCGTTCTCAACGATTCTTGTGCGCGAGGAAGACATGGACAGCGTGTGTGTTGACACGCTGTTGGCCTGCCTGCTCAGCGGCACCCGTGCGCAGTCCGAGGCGGCGAGATATGAGCTGCAGTCGCGGTTTCTGCGGGACAGCGCCGACCGGCTGCGGCGGCTTGAGGATCAGTTGTGCGCTTCGCAGCAGGGCGACCCTGAGCCTGAGTTTTACGACGATTTCTGAGGAGCGGCTAGGCTAAGTTTGGCAAGGCTGGGTAAGGCGCGGCCAGCGTCTGGCACGGCGTGGCTTGGCTGGGCAAGGCAGGGGCTGCGAATGCAGCGGGTAGGGCGGCGTGCCGCCTCTCCCGGTGCTGTTGCACCAACGTGGTCAGGCGAGGCTCGGCGCGGCAGGGCGCGGCTCGGCGCGGTCTGGCAGGGTTCGGCAAGGGCTGTTTACAGCGGGTTGACTGGCGTGCTGGTCATCCCGGTGGCAACACCAACGAGGCTAGGCTTTGCGCGGCAAGGCAGGGCACGGCATAGCTCGGCGCGGCAAGGGCGCAATTGCGCATCATCATCAACTGGAGCAACGAAATGAAGCAATACGAAATCAAGATCGTCGGCGACACGCCGCTTCTCATGCATCAGGACAACATCGAATGGTCCGACATGATGGACGAATGGAAGGCCGATGCGGCCAACAAGAAAATCAGCAAGGCCGGCGATGACCGCAGCCCAGCCTTCCGCTGGATCGGCAGCACCTACCACGACGATAACGTCGTGGCGATGCCCAGCGACAACCTGATGCGCTGCATCATGGAAGGCGGCAGCATGGTGCCGGTGCCTGGCGCCAAGGGCAACAAGACGTTCAAGAGCCAGACCCAATCCGGCATGATGGTTGCCGAGCCGTTCTGGCCGCTGACCATTGACGGCAAGACCGTTCCGATGTCAGAGATCAGGCCGCTGATGCAGGTCAAGGATTTCGCGTCGCACCGAGCCAAGGCCATCGAGCTTGGCTTCAAGCTGCATGTCAAGCGCGCCAAGATCGGCGCGGCCAAGCACATCCGCGTGCGCCCGTGCTTCGACCGCTGGATGCTGCGCGGCACGATCAACGTCTGGGACGAGCAGATCACCGACCGCGTGCTGACCGAGGTGCTGACGCTGGCCGGTCGGTACAAGG